GTAAAGACTGTGTTTGAAAGTGTCACCTTCGACCCTAGGGTTGAGGATGAGCGAGTTACGAGTGTGGTTGCTACAAAGTGTGTTGAGAAGCAATTCGTCATATCCGTAGCCTATGTCATGCAGCCAGACGGGTTTTGTGAGATGATTGCTTATTCACATGAGTTGGTAATGCAAGTCGTGCCTAGATTGGTTCGTGATCCAACCCGTGTTCTCAGTGATGCTTTGTCTTATTGTGAGAGAGTGAGTAATGTGAACATACCTAGTATTATATATTCAGATGTCATCTATGGTTCTGCGCTAATGTCTGTGTTTTTGGCTGGTCATTACAGAACGCGCAGGGAAATGGGTGGTTTGAGAATTCGAAATTTTCTCTTAGCCCGGGGGATCGTTTTGGCTACGGCTATAGGTTGGATGATGGGTGTGGTTTACGAGATGAGACTACATTTATCCCTGATGACGTTCGTGTCAAATACGCTGGTTCCTACAATCTCGTTGCTGATCGGACTGTTGTGCAACGTTCTCTCGGGCCGTCTTTGAAGGGTTTGGCACCACCGCATGCTGATATTAGGGACCCTCGCACTAAGCTATCTGGCTGTTTGGCTAGGTTTGCTTTGCCAGTGCATATTGTGGACAAGGGCTTTTACTCAGGGATGAAGAAGTTTGTGTCTGACTTTGTGACGCTCAATTTTGAGCCGATTCCAGTCGGATATAATTTGTCCTTTGAGCACTGGCTCTCTGAAACGAATTACACTTTTGCGAGGAAGCAAGAATTGACGCGTGTCATGGACCTTCAAAACTACCAACTGATAAAACCACGAGACTTGCGTGTTAAGGGTCACATGAAACCAGAGACTTATGTGAAGTACAAGCAGGCGCGAGGAATCAACAGCAGAGAGGATTCCTTTAAGTGTTTTTCTGGTCCGTACTTCAAAGCCATGGAGCACATAGTCTATGGTAACCCATCGTTTATAAAGAATGTCCCGGTGTGTGAGAGACCGAGGTACATTGTTGATCGTTTGGGGTCATTGATGGGTTTTGTGATTGAAACCGACTATTCCCATTATGAGTCACATTTTGTTCCGGTGGTTCTTCGCTCTATAGAGTTTGTTTTGTATCGTCACCTGTTATCAAACTTTCCTAGTGTGAGTAATGTGATTCTTAAGGCTTTGGGTGGGATAAACAAATGTGATTTTGGCGACTTTCGCATTGATGTTGTCGGTAAACGCATGTCCGGAGAAATGTGCACATCACTCGGAAACGGTTTTTCGAATTTGATGTTGATGATGTACATGTGCAAGGTTCGGGGCGGAACATGCACTGGGGTCGTTGAGGGTGATGATGGTCTGTTTGTTAATTCAGTGGAACTCACATCTTCAGACTTCAAACGGGTGGGTTGGGATATTAAGTTGAAGAATGTCACAGATTTGTTGGGCGCTTCATTTTGTGGCATTGTCATGTCCCCATCTCTGCATCCTCTCACAGATCCGCGCAAAGTTTTGTTGAACTTTGGCTGGACCCATAGCGCGTTGATGCATGGTGGACGTAAAGTTTTAATGGGTCTTTTGCGTGCTAAAGCTTTGTCTCTCGCCTACGAGCATCCAAATTGTCCTATTTTGTTCGCTTTGGCGAAACGTTACATGGACCTTACGGAGGGCTATGAAACGAGATGGAGTTCGAATTGGTATGAGAGACAACTGGAGGTGGAAGTCAGGCGTTTTCAAGACGATACTCGGAATCGTCTTAATCTTGGTCCCGATGTCAGTGATAGGGTGACATTTGATCGTGA